CTCCACAAAGCGTAACCTTAGAAAAATCATTCGTGACACTCTCGACTTTAAGCTCGTGTCCGTACTCTGTGAACAGTTGTGGAAACCGTTCCTTAACCACTTGAGAGTACTCTTCCTCAACTAGCACTACACAATCGTCACCGTCATCTATGATCCGGAAAGCTGATGGTGGGACACCACACTGTTTGAAAGCATCTGCCAACAGTATGATCATAATGATACAATTCCCTAAGGCTGTGTTCATATCTCCACTCATCCTCCTCCCTTCACATTGGTATCGAACTCCTCCTTCCGTAAAACACTTGTTGTGCAACTGCCATGACAATAGTTGTCTCAAAACTGGATCATTTCTGAAACAGCCCTGATAAACCATATGTTCAATCGCAAGCAACTTAGTCGAACAATGAGCATCAAAACGAGAGCAGTCCAGTTCCAAAGCAACTGGTCTCTTCATCTCTCCCCATCTCTTGCTCAGTAACGCTCCACGCGCTACCATGTTCAACCCTTTTGCTATCAATCTGCCTTTAGGGAAGTACCTTTTTAATGGTCCAACCCCTCCAACATTGTACAACTTGTGCTCAATGACCTTCAGATAATTTCCCAGCGCCACATTATAAACTGCATTGCGACACTGAATCATCCTTGGGTCCTTTCGAGGATCCGTCACCTTCTCCGCCTTGACGAAAGCGTTGATGTAACTATGCTTCCTGTTTGCTCCACTCACTTCCCATTCTCTGATTGCTCTCTCATATCTCTTCGCCTTGTATCCTGTATATTTAACAGTCCAGTCTTCAGGTTGCATAGGCTGATGCCCTGTACCCAAATACTGAACCATTGTACGTGCTATCTTTCGCAGTCTTTCAAGTGCGAAACGTTCTGGTTGTGGCCACTCACAGATTACTCTGTTTGTTGCCGCCAAAACTTGATTACAGGAACACTTAGCGTGAACAGTATAATGATCTGCCAATGGCATGTCTGTTAACAGATCATATCTCTCATCCTGCTCGCAATCCAGAGGTGGTCTAGTGATAGAACACTTCTCGTCCATCGGCTTTTCTTTTAGGCCTAAAAGCCGCGCGCAAGGCCTCACTCCACGACGTCCCTACCTCGACCGGACTATGTCGGCACGATACCGACACCAGTCCCCGAACAACGTCACCGCGCAATCCTGCCACCACAGGCTGAACGCAGATGACCGGTTAAGTGTACCGGTCTTATTGAAGTGGTTGGTGACATTGATTGAGCTTGCCACCCTTATATCCCCGATATAAGCATTCACCTGAGCTTCTTCCACCGAGACTGTGAAGTAAGCTAACTTGGCCATGCGGATAAGAGGCAAGATCTCACTGGCTGTGAGACCCTTATCTTCCCATTTCCTCATCAATCTACGCTTCACATCCCTAAATCCGTCCAGGGTTCGAAGAGTCCCTTCGGCTATGATAGCTACTTCACAGCGGACTTCCTCGAGGATCACAGCACTGTCAGCCTCAACGTCTAGCTTGGGGGCTAGTACTGCGACGTCTGGGTTGAACCCCAAACTCTCAGCAAACTCCTCCAGAGGCGCAACGCTGCTTCTAACAGCCTCTCTTCTTCTCTTCTCCTCGTAGGCATCAAAAGTCACCTGGACGATCTCTTTCAATCCAGATGCAATTGCAAAACCAGCGAGGCACTTTGTCCTGGTCACGACACTCTTGGTGAAGAGGCCCTTCCCAGCAAAGCAAACTTGTGCTATTCCTAGCACTCCTCTGACAGCAGTTGCTGTTGTTCTACCAAAGATGGTTCTGGTAGCTGCAGTCAGGTCAAGGTTCACGTTTCGG